CGTACTCGGCGCTGAACGCCGGGACTCCCGAACGGGCCGACGTGCGGAGCTTCACCCCTGCCCCGGTACGGGTCGCTGAACGGCCGATACGGGGACGTGGGCCTCGGTACCCCGCCGGGGTTCCGCGGGCCTTAGAACGCCTCTGAATGTCTTTGGCTGCGTCGCGGAAGGTCTCTACCGCTTCTTTGCGGTAGAGAGGGTCGAGTTTGGTGAGGGCCTTGATCGTCTCGGCGAGGCCATCTACCTCGACGCCGCCTCGTTTGGTGGATATGGGAGCCACATTTACGGCGACGGGGCGGTGTAGGTGATCTTCCCGGTGTCTCCGCTGATATCGAACGTCCAAGTGTCGGCAGGATCGGTGGCGATGTTGAACTCGTTCAACAGTGTGTCGCCTGTGTACGTGCCCGCTTCGATGGTGGCGCCGTCGCCTACGTCGATGATGAACGGAACCTCAACGCCTTTGGACCACGTGACCTCAAGGGCTTCGATGTTGGAGGCTCCTTCGATGACCGACCCGATGATCGCGAACGCTCCCGTCTCTTCGCCCGGCAGGAACGTCGGGGATCCGGTGCCGTCCATCACGGATTTCTTCATCGACGCTTTGGACCGTTCGAGGCCGAGGTTGGTGCACAGGGCTGTGATCACGTTGCCGTCGAGGGTCAGGGTGACGAGGAACCCCGGTATGTCCTGTGATGCCATTGGTTGCCTCCTAGACCGGAGCCGTGTACGTGTACTGGCCGGTGAGCTGCAAGGTGAGGGTCACGTCCCACTCGCCGTCGGCTGCGCCGGCCTGAGAGAAGTCGGTGATGATCGCCCCGCCTTCGTACTGGCCGGCGTCTTTCGTGCCGAGAGCGCCGGGACGGAACAGGTAGGCCAGGGGCGTGGTCTTGTCGTAGGCCGTCTGGACGGCGACCGCGAACTCGGTGGCGAGATGCAACGTGGCGTCGATCGTTCCGTCGCCGAGGCCCGAGATGTAGGTGCGGCGGTCCTCCCCGAGTTTCGTCTTGTCGACAGCGTCGCGGGTGAGGCCGAGAGTGGCGTCGCTCGAGTACGGGTGGTAGGCAACGGCGTCGAGGGTTATGGTGGCTAGATAGCCTTCAATGAACGTGGCCATTGGTCGTCTCCTATTCCGCCGCTATCACGACAGTGGTCAGCATACCTTGTAAGTAGTCGGCGTCGCCTACCTGGATCGTCCCGATGTCCCCGAACTCAGACCACCGGGTCGAATCTGGAGCGTCGGCGAACAGGTCAGTGATCTGCTTACGCATCTCGTAAAGGGACCTGAGGCCGTACTGTGGCTGCGAGCGGGACACCACGAGCTTGATCTCGAGTCCCCATGCCACGTTTATCGGACCGCCGGCCGTGTAAGGGACCTGATCCACCGGGTCGATCACCACAGCAGGGACAGCGAACACGTCAGGCGGGTAGCCGTACACGTTGATCCCGTCTGGCAGGTTCGCGTCCAGGTAAGCGGCGAGGTCCTCGGGCACCACTAGCTCAATCCCCATGTGATCTTGTAGCCGAGCGCCAGCGGGTTGCGTCGCAGCGACCGTCGGGCGGCTTCGGTAGCGTCGATCGAGCCGAGCCAATCGTCAGACCCGGCGGTGAACCCGGTCGGGGTGTCCCTGAGCTTCCACACGGCGACAGACGCGTCGAGGGCCCACACTCGGATCGCCTCGGGGACGCCGGGAATCGCCGGGTCGATTCCTGTGTCGGGGAACGACCGGCCGTTCATCTGGTCGATAGCCGTCTCAGCGGCGATGGTGGCCTGCGTCAACTCCGTGTCGAACGACGTGTCGGTGACCCCGAGGGCCTTTTTGACGTCTGGCAGCGTCGTATACCTGATCGACGACGCCAGCGGGTCGACGGGCCCGTACGTGGACGGCGCATCAGTATCAGCCAACGTCAGCGGCGTGCCGGTCACGAGCACGGTGGGCCCGGACGGGTCGACCAACCGGTACGTAACCACGTCGCCGGCCTCCAGCCCGGAATCGTCGAGGGTATCGTCCACGTAGAGCCGGGCGGCCGCCTCAACGATACCCAGCGTCGTGAAAATGCCGGGCCCTTCGCGCTCGATCTCCCACGACGCCGGCGGCGTGTCGGTCGCCCACTCGACGATCACCGACGACGGAGACAGCTGGCGGGTGCTGATCGTGGTGGTCATGGGGTCGGGTCCGTGAGAAGAACGGAGTCCGATACGGACAGCTCGAAGTTGTGGAGCAGCAGGTCGGTAGTCGTCCCGACACCGATCACCTGTACGCCGATGGTGTCCGCCGACGATAAGTCTAAAAGGGACGTGTAGAGGGACGTAACCACCTGGGTACCGGACGACCCCCACGGCACGTCCTCGGCGAGGCCCACGCCCACACCGTTACGGGTGAACTGGAACTGGTAGGAGTCGGAGCCTCCGCCGGTCTTCTCCAGGCTGAGGACCACCACGAACTGCACCAGCTTCGTGTAGCCGGCCGGGACCGTCACGTCGATCAAGGACCCGTAGTTGGAGATAGCGAGGTTGTTTCCGTCGAACGTCCACAGCGTTCCCTGAGTAGACGCCGCGTCGAGTAGCAGCGGGTTGATGATCACGCCCACGCCGTTCTCGACGGGCAGATTGATCGTCGTCGGTGAGTCGAGGAACCCGACCCCACGGATCGTGGACACGACGTGGTTCCGGACGTTCAGCGGCGTGATCAACCCGGCGGTGTTGTCCGGGTAGCCGGCGAGCACCTCATCGAGGTAGAGAAGTTCAGTCACGTACGCCTCTCGGTCACGGCTTCTGCTCGCCGGCGCCGTTGGCGCGGCTGCGCTTCACGTAGAGGGCGCCGAACGACGACCCGGCGACGAGCCCGACGAGGGTCAGAAGCGACTGAATCAAGGCGTCGGGTTCGTAGCCGAGCACGTTGTCGATGACCCAGAACGCCCCCGCCAGCATCAGGACACCGGCGACGCCGGCAGCGACGACGGCCAAAGCCTCGAGGGCGCGTCTCACGAGCCGGTGCTCTTCTTGGTGTGCTTCTTCGGCTTGGGCTTGGGCGCGGGTTCGTCGGCTTGCCGCGAGGGCTTGTCGTCTGCGCTCGCGGTTTGCCTGTTTACCCGGTCGGCCCAGCCTTGCGGGACTCCAGCCATCGAGGGCCTCCTAACTAGGCGACGGTGTACTTGACGAACCCGAGCGGGTACTTGACTGCGAACTTATACAGCCCGTACACGCCGAGCTCCCACGCCAACGTACCGACCTGAAGGGCCCGGAGCTGCTGAGGCGTCTGCTCGAGGTTCGCGGCGCCGCCGGCCCATCCCTGGATCATGTCGGCGGCGCCCATGTTCGGGACGAGCACGATCCGCAACCCGGACAGCGTGCCTTCCATCGCCGAGAGGTCTGCGGTGCCGAACGCGTTCGTCGGTCCGCCTCCGGGCCACGTCACGAGCGGACGGCCGGCCGTGTCGACTAGCGACAACAGCTGCTCCCACCTCGCCGAGCCGCACCAGACGTGAGTTGACGGGCGGCGCACGCCGTCGATCACCTGCGTGTTCGCCTCGGCGAATGCCAGGATCGTCGCGGCGGCGTCGGTCGACGCGTCCACGAGGAGCTGTACCTGGGTGATCGCCACGAGGGCGTCGGTGATGCCTTGCACCTCGGTGGAAATGGCGTACTCGCCGGCGAACTCGCGGAATAGCGCCTCGACGAACGACGGTTGGGACCGCTCGATCAGTTGAATGGCGACCTTGTTCGCTCCGGCGTGGGTCGCCAACGCGAACGACGACGTGTCGATCAGGAGCGCCTGGGAGGCCACCTCGTCGTGTTGGTCGGCTTGGACGCCGACGGCGGGCTTCTGGGTCACCTCCGGGTAGACGACGTTCATGCCGGCTTCGCCGATCGGGTCGTTCACGAACGACGCCACGAACGGGCGGGCGGTGTCCACGATCGACAGGATCTCTTGGGACAGGAAGTCGGGGACGACGCCGCCGGCGGTGGTGGTGTCGTCTTCGGCGAGAGCGAACTGGAGCATCGCGTTCTCGTCGCCGGCCATCGCGGCCTGAATGAACAGGCCGAGGCTTTCGGCGGTGCGGCGCCGCTCGGTGATGGGTGCGCCGGCTTCGATCGCGTCGGCGAGCCGGACGAGCTCGGCTCGGATCTCGGTGTCGTCGAATGCGGCGATTGTGGGCTCGTCGGTCGTGATGGGCTCGGGCATAGCGTCGTCCTCCTGGTTCACGGCGAGCACCGCCGCGGGGTTGGTTGTACGGCCGAACCGGCCGCGGGTCACGATAGAGACATGATCGAGACGGCCGGCGAGCGCCACGTTACCCGACGGGCGCTCTTCCACCTCGACGGCGACGGACACGTCTCGGACCGCTCCGAGCTGGAGCTGGGCGTGTAGGTCGCGGCCTGCGGCGGTGTCGGCGATAGCGAACCGGGCGTAGGCGCCGTCGTCTGTCTCGAAGTGGGTGGACATGACGCCTACCCGGTCGGCGACGAGTTCGCCGTGGTCAACGGTGAGCGGTACCTGGTCGCCGTATTCGATCGCGCCGCGGGTGAATTGGATCGTCGCGTCGCCGTAGGGGACGGCGACGCCGAACGGGACGATACGTGCCGTCACCTCGCGGGCGTCGGTGTCGCCGGCGTCGGTGAGCGGCGCGGTGAGCTCGAGCAGCATCTAGGTGTTCCCTTGGTCGTCGGATTCGGGCTGGACGTAAACCGATACCGCGCCAGTATGGGGCATCGGCGGCAAGCCGACAACATCAAGCGCCGCGGCGGGGTCCCATCCGGTCTGGACGAACAGTGACGCGGAGAAGGCCCGTTCGCGCATCGACGCCAAGAAGAGCTGCTCGGGATCGAGGTGCACGCCGGCTATCCCGATGATCCGGCCGTACGCTCGTTCGATCATCGTGCCGTACGTGGGGCGCAGCGTCATACGCCAATACGCCTGGTACACGTCGGGGATCGACTGGTAGGTGAGCGACGAGCCGGGCTGGTTGTGGTTCAACAGGACCGACGGGACACCGAACAGGGTCGCGGCGTCGCCTACCCCGGCGAGGTGCGTCTCGACCCACGCCGAGTCTGTCGGGTTGAACGAAGTCGAGTCGTACTCGAGTCCTCCGCCGATCACTGCCGGGCCGCGGATCTGGCGGTTCTCGATCCATTGGTCGCGGAGGGCGTCGGCTTCGGTCTTGGTCACCTCGCCGGGTGCTGAGAGCACGCCGGTAGGTTCGCCGCTGTTCTCGAAGTACTCCTGTGACCATTGCTGCTCGGCGAGCAGGCCGGCGATGCGGGGCGACTGCATCGGGCCGTAGCCGGTGAGGTCGGTGCGGCCGCGGTTGATTGATAGGACCACGAGCGGCGGGTCGAGCCCGTCGGTGCGCATCCGGCGCTGTCCCCACGTGTAGATACGGCGCATCCGGGACGTGACGGGCGGGGTGCGTGACCCGCGTGGGGTGGCGGCTATCTCCCACGATACGACCACCTCGTCGGCGGGGATCACCTGCACGTCGTTCGATGAGCCGTAGCGGACCCACCAGTAGGCGTCGCCGTAGTCCTCGAGCGACAGGATCGTCTCGGTCAGGAAGTCCTGCATTGTCTGTGTCGCGGACGGGTCTGGGAGCAGCGGGGCGCTATCAGGGGTAGCGGTGCGGAACGGGAGCGACGCAAGGGTGTCTGCGTTGAGTTGCCGGGCCCGGAACACCGCGGCGACCGACAGTGCCAGGCCTGTCGACCGCGACGCGGTGAACGGAATGTTCGTACCGGGGATCGTCGGGATAGAGACGCCGGCCAGGCTGTGACGCGTGAGCTCGCCACGAGCAGCGTCGGGGACCGCTGCGGGCCCGTCGGGCATTGCGATGAGGTTCCGGATCCATCCCACCACGCGACCATATCACGCGATGAACGGTTGCGGTGTAGGACGGTACGCCAGGTACACCGCGCGTGCGAGGGCGACCGCTGCCGAGATCTCGTCCTCGGAGTCGCGGCGGGAGAGGTACCAGTAGCCGTCGCCGGCGTCGCGGCGGACCGCGGCGAGCACCGGACGGGAGAGGTGCTCGTCGCCGGCGTGTAGCAAAGTGCCGTTCGTCACCGACTCGACGAGCTGCTGACACGCGGTGTAGTACTCCTGGCCTGCGATCTTGGTGAGCTTCACGCCGGTGAGGTTGTCGGGGATCGACCCGGACGACGCCGGCGCGTAACCCATCGACGCCGGGCGCCACCGCTTCACGAACGCTGCGAGGTCGGCGAGGATGGCGAGCTCGTCGACCGCTTCTGTGTGGCGCCACTCTTCGACGAGGTGCACCACGAGCCGGTCGTCGGCCCATTGCGCCGCGACCAGGGTGGCGACTGTGCGCTCCGGGTCCAGGTCGAACCCGAGGTACGGGCGTGCGGTGGCCGGGTCGAACGGTTCCGGGTCGCCGGCCACGTCGCGCCACCGTGAGGTGTCCAGGGCGGTGCGTGCTGCGGTGGCTACCCGTTGGCACAGCACCTCGGTGCGGTATCGCGGCGCCGGGAGGGTGCGGAGCTCTTCGAGCACCGCCGCCGGCTTGATAAGGGTGTTGAGTGCCGGGTTAGCTGCCGCTATCGCGGCGGGGTCGTCTAACGCTGCGTCTTCTTTCGCTGAGTACTCGGCGAACGCTATGTGATCGCCGCCGTCTTTGGCTGCTGCCCGGCCTCGGTCTTGCATGTTGTTCAACACGACAGACTCGGGATCCCCGGCGTTCGACACGACCCACCGCTGCGGGTTCGGCCGGGCGCGTTGGGTGGGGACCGCGGCGCCCCACAGCGCC